GTTATTAATGGTTGTAATAATTCAGATTGTAGTCTGCCTAATACTGGTCCAAGTATTCTCATCTTCTCTTCAGATTTTTGCATGACTTCTGTTGCTGTCATGTTATTTCCTTGAACAGATAGTAATTGATCTACAAAGAAATTTTCTCTAATTGCTTTTCTTCTTTGCTCTTCCATCTGTAAACCTAAAGGCTGGTTACTTCCAATATTTAATGGTTCAATTCTTTCTCTTGTTCCAGCTCTATAGAAATTTAATCCGCCTGGTACTGTTCTTACAGGTAATACAAAGCCATCATCTGGAACCATTAAAGGTGGATCTATTTGTTTTTGAGCTGCTTTAATAGAAACCTTAGACATTGTATTTAACATCTTAACGTCTGGTAAAGCATTCATCGCAGGAGATCTTCCATAGATCTCATTAGATGCTTTTAAATATCTTGGAACAACATAAGGGAAATCGTTAAATCCACTTTCACTAAATAAAAATCCAGTATCTTCATGAACATAACAACTTGAAAAAGGTTTGTTTACACTATTCTCATAGATACCACCCATCTCATTAGGCATAACCGCATGAATAATTGTTACATCATCTTGAGGTTTGTTATTAATTAAATCTTTAATAGCATGTGGAAATTCTGCTTTAGGAAACATTGTAGGTAAAGATCTAGCTTTTAAAAAGAATTTTCTAAGCACTGTATCTACAATACCTTTTTGGTTTTCTGCTATAAATAATTCTGAGATATGAATTGTTTTAAATCTTAAATCATCATCTTCATCATTTTGAATAAACATTCCTGCTGTACCAAAAGCGATAAGATCATGGTAAAGTTCAAAAATTTCTTGTTGGAAGTTAGATCTTGAGAAAGCTTGCAACATAACTTTATTACAATCTTCTAGCCATTCCGCAGCTCCATCATCGTCATTAATTATATCGTTTCTATATTTTAATGCGAACCATGATGAGGTTGTTGAAGTTAGCATGCCATGTAAACTAGCTGCTAATAATTCTAAAGCATGTGTAGCTGTGCCGTCAAAAATTTGATCGTGTCTTTTATCACCTTTAGTTCTTTTTTGTGTGATGTCAGCTTTTCTTGGTAGCATGTAATCCGCCACATCTTGCCAGTGGTTTTCCCATGTATTTCTTTGAGTTCTTAATGTGCTATAAGTATCTAAAACTTTTTTTGCTTTTGGTTCAATTATTGCCATAAATTATCCTAATAGTGTTTTCTTTCTTAATTTCAAATCACCTGATCCTAATCCACTTGGTCCAGTTAAGATCATTGAAGATCTACCTTGACCCCTATTAATAGACTCTCCTGCTGTTGCCTGCGAAACTTCTGGTTTGCTAGGCGCAACATAAGCGGGAGCTGGTGGTGGTGCGGGTGGTTTTGGTGTTCTAACTACTCCTCCCATATTATCCTCCTAATAATGTTTTCTTTTCAACGCTTGCATCAGACTCATCTCCTAAAGGAGAAGTTAATATAGTTGCTTTTCTTCCAACTCTATTTCTTCTAATCATAGCATTTTCTGCAGCTGCCGCTTTTCTTCTCTCCTCATCCTCATAACTCGGTGGCTCTGGTAAAGGCTCAACGGGAGGTACTGGTGGCATCGCTGGTATTTTTGGTGTTAAAAAACTCATCTTATTCCTTCGTGTATTTTATATTCATTATCTGCTGTAGCTTGTCTTATTTTATTTTTTTCTTCATAATCATTAATAGAAATTGCTAAGTACCTCATCGCATCGCAAGCATGACTCGACCAATCGTGTACTGGCTTGTTATGGAACATTTTCATCTTCTCGTTATACTTACGATGATAATGTCTCATAGCATCTATTAATGGTTTTGTTTTATCTAGGTTAAAATAACACCTAGGCAAAATCATTTTTAAACTATGAATCCCATCCTCTAAAGGAAGTTTAGGAAGTATCTTAAATTTAATTCCTAATTGATAAGCTACTTCTCTTCTGGTTTTACCTGAGCCAAATTCTTGCACATCTATATCATGTGGCGCAAAATGATTCTCGTACAAATAATCTTTCTCTTTTAAAATTTGTATATAGTGAGGTAAACCTTCTCTTCTATTTTCGTAAAAATCTATTACTCGTATTGTATTACCAATCTTTTGATAAAATACAATAGCTGTGGAATCTCCTACTCCTATATCAAATACTGTATTAACCAATAAGCTTGGATCATATTCCATTACTGTAATCTGCTGCTTATCCTCAAGCTTTTTCATAATGTTGCCGTATATAGATCCTTCTATATTAGCAACCCAATCGCACTCGAACTCCTGGCGATACTTGGTATCTCCCATTTGTTTCTTAGCAGCGTCTAGTTCTTCCTGGTCTATAATCTTAGTATCAGATGCAGCTGCAGTATAAGCGTACCATTTTGGATCCGCTACTGCCTGCTGATATAATTCGTAAAATAAATTACTCATTCCAGCTGGCGTACCTATCATGTAACAGAACCCCTTACGATCCGAAAGTGCTGGTCTAATTATCTCATTCCAAAGCTTAGGCTGGATCTGTGCAACCTCATCGATAATTACTCCATCCAATGCCAATCCCCTAAGTGAGTCAGGATGTTCAGAAGAAAGTAATGTAATCCTAGCTCCGTTAGGTAAATCACATCTTAATTCAGTTTCATTAAATCTTGTAGCAGGTATAGCGCCTGCATACATTTTCATATAATCCCAGGCAATCGACTTAGCTTGTTTATACGTTGGAGCGATATAAGCGTACCTTGGATTAACTAATTTATTTTGTAGCGCAGCTTTAATCAAATGATTAAGCATACATACAGTTTTTCCAAATCTCCGATGACAAGCTAAAACTGCAAATCTATAATTATCTAATTTATTGTGCAGCCTGTATTGCAGCTCTCTTGGAGTATATGGAATCTTAACTTGCATTTTTATATAATTATAGCGATAACAAGAATAACTATTACAGCAATCACAGCTTTTCTATGATCTCTCCAATAATGTTCTATACTATTTATTATTCCTAGCATGTTCATCTTCCCCCCTTTTAGTGAATAGTTGGTAATCCGAAAAAATCATCCATAGAGTGATACTCTACCCCCGACTTTTTCATTAGCTTACTTGCAAAAGCTTTAGAATGTTCCTCACTTTCAAAACCAGTAAAGTGAACAACTAAGCTATTTGTTTCTGGCTGAGTAAAAACTAAAGCAGTAATTGGATCTAAGGTAGTGTGTGTGTCTGTGTGTGTGTCTAATTCGGGAGATATAATATTATACGCGCCAGCGCCCCGTTTTTGGGGTGTACCCCTTTGCGCATTTCCCTTTTCACTTTTCAATTTATTGCGTTTTTTAATAGCCATTGGTTTCTTAAACCGCTGTGAAGTCATGTATTTAAATAATTTTTTAATCATTGGGTTAGTCATTGGGTTGTTAATTAGAATCATTATCGAACAAATAGCGAACATCTCAGAAATCATACGCGCGCGCGGAACTTTGTATTCGCATGTGATGTACCTGAGAAACCAAGTAAACCAAGGAGCTGACAAAGACAGGAACCACAATAATACTTAAGATCCTTATGCTTAACATCTGCAGGCTTGCTACATCTACAGCACTTAATCATTTTTCTTTCTATGCTTTTGAATTAACCCCGCTTGCTCCAGGTATTGCTTTAACATCCACACTTGATACTTGATCCATAACTGTTTTAATTTCTTTAACATCAGGTTCACCCCAGCTAATCTGCATATTCAGATCTTGTTTAACTTCTGATTTAACTTTATCCGCAAAGACGTTGCTTGCTAATTTGCTGGCAATCCAGCGAATATGTCCCCATTTTTCTTTTATGAAGTGCATCTCTTGATTGCTCTTTGGAATTTCCATATCTTCAGCAATCTTATCGAGCAAGGTATATACACCTGTCTCTCTAGCATTCCTAATCTTTTTTTGTAATTTTTCATCTTCTCTCTGAGTTTTATAAACTGCAGAAAGACTCGGCATTTCCTTATCTCGACAGATCTTGCTTAAAGGCTCGCCAAGTTCCAAACGCTTAATTATTTCTTCGTATCTAATATCCATTTTTTAATCTCTTCATCCGTCTTATTTTTAAACGGCAATAAATTCTTATAAGCTTTAATTTTTCCTTCTAGTGTTGTTGCGCCTTCGCACATTCCCCCATGGAATCGGCAGCGATAGAATCCACTTTTTTTTAATGTTCCCTTAGCTCTGCAGCGTAATCCGCTATGCCTCGCGATAGAATCGCATTGGATTTTTTTTAGTGGTCTGCCAGCCATGAAGGAACTGCGGGTAGGTAATAGATGACATACGTTTCCTCCATTATAACTCCCTGTTTAGGTTATTTTGTCTATCTTGTCTATCAAGTTCTTAATCTTAGCTTGAGACTCCATGTGAATTAAAGCTGTCATATATCTTCTCTTAACTGTAACTCGATGACAATCAAATTTTTTAGCTAGAGCTGCCCAGGAAAATCTCATGGCTCTTCCCCATATAAGTCGTCTTTGCTCTAAATCAATCAGTAATAGTAAATCAATAGCTAGATCCCAGCAGCTAAGTTGTTTTTGATTTGCTCTAAGCTTTAAAGGTGTTTTATCATAAAAACCCAGATCCTTCTTATCATAAGCCATTTCCAGTAAATCCCACATCGCAGGTGTTCCTGGAGCTTTAGGTTTACTCATTAACCTTTCGCATGAGCCTGCGTTTTCAAATATATCTACTAATTTAACTAGCCTTAGCTGCATCTAACATCTTATTTCCTGCAGCGGCATCAATCTTTTTTTGAGGCTTAATTGCCTCTATTAAATTTTTAAACTTATGTACCTTTATCCTTTTACCATCTTTCCCTGAAAATTCCATAAAATGACCCTCTTC